TTCAAACGGAGAACCTGCTACTGAACTAAAGCAACGTGAGGTTTTGAGTCGCACAGTTCCTCGTGAAAAAAAGAATTAAACTTAGATATAAATGGTTATTAAGTACTCTGATAATAACTTATTTCGAGTTGATTCGTCAAAACCTGATGTGATTTTTATTCACAGAAACGTGCCTATTCCTAGCAAATGGCTAAGCCCTCTGGGTATAAGATCACCCAGAAATATGGTTGCCTATCGTGCTGCCAACCCCCTTGAACCGAATGATTGTTTGATTTTAGCAGAGTCATTGTCTGCAGATACTCCCGGATATCAATCAACAAAATGCCACTTTAGAGAGAAAAATACTAATCTTATATTTGGATTCACTGATGCTCAAAACATTAGAATATCAAATACTCCTTCTGCAATCCAAAATGAACGTGCGAACCCCGATCTTGAAGAGGCATACGCAATTGTTAGAAAGGAAATCATTGAAGGTGAAGCACCATATCACATTGCATACGTATTGTTTAAAGATGGAAATACAAATATAACTATGGAAGCGGATGCAGGCGATCCTGACTTAACGTATCCTGTTTTTGATATATATGATGACAGAAGAAAAACGTTTCATGCTAGATTTTCAAAACTATATCATCCAGCTACGACGATTGTTCTAAAGAAACGATGAATTCGAGAGATCGTTTCGAAACCACATTCAAGTTTCTCCATATTAGCTGTAACTCTTCCCACGTAAGAAGTTCCATTTCAAACAATTCTCCATAATACATGTTTGTGCGCTTTGCTACCATTCTGCACAAATCTGTAGGGTCTTTTATCTCCAAGGCATACAAGTCTCGAGAGTGAATCTGTGTATTTAAATCTTCTATCGCATCCCGATCTTCAAACGGCATGACTTCTTCGTTGAATTCACGCAAAGCTGTATCCAATGAATTCGTATCTTTATGTATATTGAACGCTCCTTTTACAATGCCATACCTCCAATCATTTTCTAAGTATCGGAATCTGGCACGTGTATGTGTCGGATGTATATCTGGTGTATCAAATTGGATGCGCATACCATATTTACGGCTCAATCGTTTGCATTGCAATGTGTAGTAGCTCATATAGTCGCCTGGTAACGAAAACTTTTCGAGTTTACATACATCTTCATGAATATCGCGAAGAAATCTAGACTCCTTTCCGATTAGGAACTTCACTTCATTCTGTATTCTTGCAGTAACAATTACAATTGCCATTTAAGAAGTGCCTCTCGGGCAGCCCATTGTTCTGCCTGTTTCTTAGTAGTAGATGTGCCGGTTCCTAGTCTAACTCCGTTGATACCTACAACCGCCATGCTATACATTCCGTTTTCGTTCGATATCATTGCATATGTCGGTGTCGTGTGGAATGCAGCCTGATAAACCTTTTGAAACTGCTCTTTGAAATTACGATTATTCATCAGAATCTTTGGAATATCGATATACATTTCAATCAGGCGGACCATAAAATTGTATAGAAGTTTAAAGTCGTATCCAGAATCGATCCAAATTGCGCCGATAAACGCTTCAAAGATATCACCTAATTTCTTAAGATTCGTGCGACCTGCACAGATATCTTCATTGTGTCTAGAAATAACATAGAACTCATCAAGACCAATAATCTGACTTAGTTTTCCTAGTGTTTCGTTGCATACAATTTCCTTTTTCAAGTCAGTTAGAAAACCCTCGTTTTCTTGCGGAAAACGTTCCATCAAGTAAGTTGATACACATGCACCGAGAATAGAGTCACCTAGATGCTCCATTCTCTCATATGATTCATCAAATAGATCCAAACAATTAGAAGGTCTAGGCAGAAGTTCAGTAGATTCTCCGGTCGGAGTAGTATACTCAGATCTTTTTACATATGAAGAGTGGACCATTGCAGTTTGGAATGTATTTGCATTTCGAACTTTGAAAGAACAGTTATGCTTCTCCAAAATTCGATGGACGTCATTAACACTCAGTAGTTTGTTTTTCGAGTTGAACGGATTGTAACCTTGCATTCTTACTTACTAGAACGTTTATTGCGTCTAGTTCGTTTTACACGACGACGCGCACCCATCGGTGGTGCACCCATCGGTGCTCCGGCAAGTTCACTATTAACTGCAGCGTTTAGCTTATTCCAGTTTGTTAAAAAAAGTGCGGCTTGTTCTGGGTGCTGTGCTTTCATTGTTTTTAGGGATGAACGCAACCCCGCCTGAATCTGAGGTTCAAATTTTTCAATCAACATCGGGAGCTGAGTTTTCACTGCATTGAGTATTAACCCAGACATTTATAGTTTACATTGAATATTTATTTCGCTTGGCGGGGTTAGTTTGGATCGTTCGTTCAAACGCAAACTCGTTAGACACCATCTTTGGCTTTTGACGCTCTACCATAAACTCATAACAATCTTCTGGATTTGGATTATTGTGGTACTTTGAGAAGTAAGCTTCCAATCCATCCATTAACTCGTGTTTAGACATGGACCATCCCTTTGTCCACATACCCGGTCTCTGAATTCGAATCAAACTTCCGTCCTCTTTAATCTCTAGCTTATCGTACTGCTGAAACTCGGGCTTCTGTAGAATAATAGACATTTCATTCTCAATTTGCTTCCGTTCACGTCTTACCTCTAGGGATTTGGAGTTCAGTTCTTTCAAATCCTCGTCTAGTTTGCGGTAGCTCTGTAGATGAGACTTGAGCGTAATAAGTGTTGCGTCCATTTCGTTATACTTCGAAAAACAAATAACAAACTTTCATCCGTTTTAAATAAGAGGGATGAATCTGGATGCAAGGGAGATAGAACACTTGCGGAAAGTATATAATGAAGAACACACTAATGAGCGTCCTATTCAATCAGATACTTCGGTAAAAGTTTGGAACGAAATAAGGCGAAGATTATACCAGTCGTGTAAAACTGGCCGTTCAGAGTGTATTTTGGCCAATCTCATGCAAAAACCACAAGGCCCTTCATCTTGGAAAGTGAATCCAGAACAATGGATTACGAGTGACGATATTGATGCTATTGAGAAACAATTTGAGAAGGTTTTTAAGGAGTACAAATATGTAGGCACATTCCCTATTGATTTTGACAAACATACACGAACCGGAGAGTGTCTTGTGAGTGCACTTTGCTCGTTAGATATCAAATCGCTATATGAAAAAGGATATCGTCAGTTCGGGATTGTTTTTAATACGGACGTATCTACTGGGCCAGGTCAGCACTGGGTTGCAACGTTCTGTGATTTGTCTGCTGAGCTGGAGCATCCTCGTATGACTTACTTTGATTCGTATGCACATAAACCTGAGAAGCAGATTCAAGTATTGATGCGTCGCTGGAAAAAGCAATGGGATATTACTAACATTCACCCAAAACCCATGAAGTTATCGTATAACGGAACTCGCCATCAGTATGAGGATAGTGAATGTGGAATGTATTGCGTTTATTTCCACTATTGCTGTTTAACCGGCGTTTCGATGGAAAAAAGAGTTCCGGATCAAGTCATTCGGGGCCTGCGTGGACTGCTCTTTACAGTTTAATATCTCAATACTTAATTAAAAATGGCAAACGCTTGGCTTACTCACGTCAAGGCGACGATGCGAACGATGAAGTCGAACGGTCAGTACAAGAAGGGCGATGGGCTAAAGAAGGTTATTAAGCAGGCCAAGAAGAGCTACAAGAAGACTCGTCGTGGTGGCGCGGATGAGGACAAGGTCGCGTTTCCTCCCATGAAGGTTCGCACCGGTGCTCGTCGCACCCGCCGTCGTCATTAAACATCCATCCCCTAAAATTTACAAGTGTTTGTAAATTATCCCTGTTTTATGTCTTAAAGTGAATAAACGATCTAAAATACCTATCATATTCCGGTCATTTTCACGAAAAATAGGCATATCTAACATACAAAACAAATGGGTGGCGGTCTTCTACAACTCGTTGCCATGGGCGCTCAGGACGCATATCTCTCTGGAAATCCTCAGATTACCTTCTGGAAGGGCATGTTCAAGCGCCACACCAATTTTGCAATGGAACAGTTCCGAGTTAATTTAACTGGTATGCCCATGTGGGGACAGAAGCAGAGTGCAACTATCGGTCGTCACGCTGACTTGATTTACTCTACTTATTTGGAGGTCTCCCTCCCAGTTGGGCTGTACAACAACGATCAGCGCCGTCTCGGATACAACTTGCTCCGATATGTTGAGCTTGAAGTTGGTGGTCAGCTAATTGATCGTCTATACGGCGAGTGGCTGTTCTTGTGGGACAGCTTGACATCAGATGTTACCAAGGGCCTCAAGTTGCACGGCATGGTCGCAGCCGGAATTACAGATCCTGCTGCATCTATTACTACACCTGCATCATGTAACTCAACCACCGGTCGCCCATCTAAGCCCACAACTCTATATATTCCTCTCTCATTCTTTTACACTCGAAATGCCGGTACTGCGCTTCCTATGATCGCTCTGCAGTATCACGAGGTCAAGATCAATGTTCTGTGGAATTCCGCTCAGTTAGTTGCGGGAGATTTCACGGAGCTTTCCACTGCTCCCAATCCGAGTTCCGCGGCTATCTATGTCGACTACATCTACCTAGACGTCGAGGAGCGTCGCCGTATGGCCCAGGAGTCGCACGAGTACCTCATTGAGCAGGTCCAGTATAACGAGGACAAGGGCATCACCTCTGCCTCCCAGCGCGTTGACTTGACTTTTAATCATCCCGTCAAGGAACTCGTGTGGGTCGTTCAGCCGACCGCATACACGAATTGCAAACTATCTACCGTGGCTCGAAACAATACAAACTACGGAACGCGAAAGGTAACAGCAGCTTCACTCATTAATACGTTCGGCACCCCGGCTCTAAATCCAGCTACAGCAGTTGTAAGAACGTTCACAGTGACGCCTCGTTACACTCTTGATTCAATTACTAATTTGAAAGTAGGAGAAACTGTTACATTTGTGTTAAACGGAAGCACGCTCGCGCAAAACAATACTACTATGACGGTTGCCGAAACGGCATCAGGCGGTGGCGCGCTGAGTCCAGCAGCCCTTACGAATTTTACTGCGCCTATATCGGTTGTTATCTCGTCAATTGATAAAACTAATAATTACATTTTTGGGCCTGTCACGACTTTCACGTACACTACCGGTACCGCAAACGCACAGGCAGCACTCACTGCAGTCCCGACTCTAACTTTAACCGGGACAGCTGTCACCGTTCAGAATAATGCTGACACTGATCGCCTCACGCCCTTCACCTACGACAAGGACGCCGTATTTTCTCAGCACCTACAGTTTAACGGACAGGATCGCTTAGATAAGCGGTTTGGCGACTACTACAACAAGGTCCAGCCCTTCCAGCACCACACTGGAAGCACCGCGTCCGTTTACAATAACGGAAGTGGCGGCGCAATCTCAACGGCCCAGCCTGGCGTGTACTGCTACTCATTCGCCCTAAAGCCTGAGGAACAGCAGCCTTCGGGTACATGCAACTTTTCTCGAATCGATACTGCAACCATCGTCATGTCTATTGACGGTAAGGTTCCGATTGACAGAGATGGAAATGAGTATGACGTGCGTGTGTATGCAACGAACTACAACATTCTCCGCATCATGAGTGGGATGGCGGGTCTTGCGTACTCGAACTAAGCTCCTGCTTCAGTTTCTCCAAATACAAAATACCATCCATAAGCTCCTCTTGTGCATGCTGAATCCAGTCTCCAACCTGTAGATCCTTGCGATCCAAATCAGTCCCGTATTTTTCTTTTCCAACTCTAGCACGCGACTTAAACTTCTCGATGACAGCTGTAACTACGGAGTCCATTACTATAAAACGAATTGTTAGGTCTAAACAATAGTATAAAACAGACTAAAAATGATTCCAGGTATTCTTGAACTCACTTCAAAGACAAAATATGGTATGACATCTCGCAATGTCCCTCTATATCTATTTCGTCCGTTGAACCAAAAGCTGAGCCCGTGTATTGTCGGTTGCTCTAAGCTTTCAACAACAAACGTCCTTGCATTAGTCAATGTTCCAAAGTGGGATGATAACAAACTACCACGTGGTAATTTAGATCGTATACTGGGAAATTGTGGCGATTTTAAAGCAGAAGAAGAGGCGCTTGTATATCAATATCGAAAGCAGGGATGGTCTCCTGGTATTACGATTTCTATTCCGAACCCACAACCCGAAAGGCATACAATCACAGGAATTTCATTTAATATTGATCCGGAAGGGTGTCGTGATATCGATGATGTGTTCACTATCGGAGATGACGGCTACTTTTATATCACTATTGCAGATGTATCTGAATGGATGAAAGAGAATCCCGAATCATTGCGAAAGGCACAACAAATTGGGCAAACTCAATACTCAATCGATGGGTCTATCATTCAATCTATGGTCCCTTTCGAAACAGATTGTTCGCTTGTTCCCAACAAAGAACGACTTGGAGTATCTTTGCGATTCAAACTGGAAAACTCAAAACCCAAAGATATAGAATTTATCAAGACTATCATTACGAATACACTTTCATTCTCATATGAATCTATTTACAAGTCCCAGTATGCATCTACTATTCAAAACGTAGCAGAATGTCTGGGTTGTAAAATTTATGATTCACACGATTGGGTGGCAGAACTGATGATATTTTATAATATTGAGGCAGCAAAGGTTCTAAAGCAAAAGGGCCAAGGGATCTTGCGAGTTCATTCTGCTCCCGATATTGAAAAACTTGAGAAGTTTAAATCACTCGGAGTTGACGGAAGATTTCTGGCTTTCAAGTCGGCAAAGTACGTCCCAACTACAACAAACGAGACACACTGGGGCCTGAATGCAGATGTATATTGTCATGCTACGTCCCCTATCCGCCGATTTGCTGATGTGATTAACCAGTATGTTTTGAAAAATGAAACTCCGCCCGATGTGGATATTAATATCCTAAATGAACGATCCAAAGATTTGAAGCAATTTGCAAGAGATGTGTTCTTTATTCGTCAAATTCAAAGCAGTAAGCGATATGTATCTGCAATTACTTTGAACGATCATCGCGTTTGGGTTTCCGAGTGGAAGCGTATTGTCACATGTAAAAATTCTTTTATAGAAGGAACTCATGGAACTTTATATTTCTCATTGGATATGAATCAATCAACGTGGAAGCGACGGATGGTGTTTAGATTCGAAGATACAACGAATCGGGAATAACAAATCCACGCACAAGTTTCTGCTCAATTCCAATCATTTTTTCAATCATATCCGTATCTTGCTTGATAGTCGCAATACTGACCCATTCACGCACAATATTTGCCAGTTTCAGAGTAGCACGAACAAAGTTTCCGTGTTCAACACCATATTTTTCGCAAACAAAGTCATTACCCTCCAGCCACTCGCACATTACATCGTGCCAGTAATCTGTAACTTCCCAATTTGTCTGAAGTATTTCACTCTTCATCATTGCACCGCCGTGTTTACGGATTTTATCAATATGTTCTGTAACCGGAATAATCTCTTCTGTCGTTGGCTGTTCCAGAAAGCAAGATAGCGTTTTTACAATTGTATTTGCAGACTCAGCATGGATCCATTTATGCGTGTATAGTTCGGTCATAAGTAGCGGATGTCCTTCGTGGATCTCAGACGCCAACATCCCCTTTTCTGTTAGACCATTGTTCTCGATATACCCATTCTTGAATAGGAATGACTTCCGCGTTTCGATATCTTCCAGATATGATTGCAGATAGTTGATATCCTTATCGAGTTGCAGTAGTGATTGCTTTAAGGCGCCATATCGGACATACTCTTTCTTTGCTTTATCCCACTTTGGACCTACATGCGAATTGTC